GTAATAGAACTATCAACAGTCATAGAAACTTGTGAAGCAATCGCTGTAATACGACGCTTAGTTCCACCAAATGATACTACATCACCAACTATAAAATCAGTTTGGAAAGAAGTACCATTACCAGTAATTGTAGTAGAAGATGATGCTGTGGCAGAACCAATCAAACGAGTTAAAACTGGTTCAATATCTGCAGAGAAAGAAAGATTTGCATCGCTTGAAACATTAAAGAAAGCAGATTTAACTTTACGATTAAAGTCGAAAGTTCCATTCATCTTAATATCAAACAAACCTAATTTGTAAATTGCAGTTTGTGTACCGATTGTTCCATTGTGCCATTCTATTAAACGAACACGAGCAGTACCAACTGCAGTTGCACTTGCTGGAGCAGTTCCAACAGCTGATGTTAATCTGTCGTATAATGTAACCTCACCAAAAGTATCTACTGGTGGTAAACTATTGACATTGGTTACAAGTAAGTAATTTCCTACAGTAGAAGGAATGTAAGCATTTTCTACTTGAACGAACTCACGAGATTTTTCAACAGGAACATATTCTGTTGCAATCTTTTCAATTTCATATCCTTGAACATACGCTTTTCCAGGCTCCAAACCAACAGCTAATTTTGCTTCGTTTGCTTGATTTGTTACAAGAGTGTCTGCATTTCCTGGAGCATAAATGCCACGATTGTAATATGGGGTTATTGTATATTCCCATTGAACACCAGTATTACCTGGACCATCATAAACTGCGCCTGCAGTATGAGTTGGTGGAGTGCTTGATGAAGAAGTTGCGCTGTTTCTGGCAACATAAATGTTACCGCTATTAGTAACCACATCTCCTGTTAGATAAACTCTGCTTGAAGACCAAGCACCACGATTGTTGTCTCTATATTCACGAATATCAATTTCAAAGTTTTTAACAGTATAGTTACCAGACTCATCATATGTGCGACGAGCAAATGTTTCTTCTAATACTGAGTATTCTGTTCTACGGACTTCACGCTTAACTTGGCCATCACCAGTACGAATCAATTCGATAAAATCTGTATCAGCAGTGCTTCCTTCAGTTAGTTTAGTTAATGTTGCAGTTATGCTATAACGATGAGCACCTGGAGCAGCATAGTTAAACGAATTTTGAGCATTGTCAAATAATGTTTCGTCTTCTTCTGCAGTGACAATAGATTCTTCACACAACAAACCAATACGATATGACGGAGTGTTTGTATATTTGTCAAGAATAATTGTTTGTGGTTCTACGAGGACAAAGTGTTCTTTGATATAGTACACACCAAGAGTAATAGTTGCAATTGAACCCTTGCCAGATGGAGAAGATGCTAGTGCTTGAACAGTATATGTAGTATCAACATCAGAAATAACATCACCAGCAGCAAATGTTTTTTCTGTAGTGCTGGTTCCAGAATTCTTATAACGAACAAAAAGTGTAGCTGGATCTGCACCAGAAGATTTAGCATAGTGGATAACTTCAGCTTGAAGACCAGTTGCGTTTTGAATTGTTAAACCGACGAATTCTTCAACAACTGTGTCTGCATTAACTGAGGCATATGCAGCTTCTAATTTAACATAACCAATATCAGTATCAATAGATGCTTGTCCAGGAATGACCATCGCACCTTCTTTAAATACATGGTCTCCAAAACGAGAAATTTGATTTTGCAGAATAGTCTGCATTTGAGTAAGTTCTCGTGCTTGAACTGCATACGCTGGGCGATAAAGAATTCGATAGAATTTTTTAGTTTCATCGAAGTCATCATAATATGGTTCGGTATTAAAGTTAATAGCCATTCTTTGTTCTTCTCTCGGTTAGTTCTCTATATTTATGTTAGAATCTAATAATAGTTCTAAGAGTAACAGTCTCTTCATCTGAAGGAGTAAATCCAGCTTTATTATCAATAAACATCAGCTGTCCAGAATATTTATCCACTGTTGGATTAGATACTGAAGATGCAGTAAAAGTTTGACTCGCATCATTAGTAAAAATATCATTTGTAGCAGGAACATCGTTATCTAAAGATTGGATTAGTGCTGCAGTAGATGTAGAAGAAACTACACGATATCTTCTCTCAAAAGTAGTTCCACCTATAACTCTATCTACAGTAATATTTGTATCTTTAGGAAAGTAAGTAGTATTAATAGAACCCTGTACCAAGAAACACGCAGATCCTATCACCCCTGTAAAACGAGTATTTGCTCCATACGCTCTTGGGTTTTTAATAATACCCAATTGACGATAGTCGTTATTTACCTCAAGTCCTTGGTTTAAGTCATTAGAAACATTAGAGTAAAACATTAATGTTCTTGCAAAAAACTCATCTGGGGCATTCTTTCCATGTCCACCAAATGGAGGCATAATCGCTCTGGCTTTTGCAGCCTTACCATTTCCAGTAATTACTATATTGGCGAAGGTATAATTTTGTCCTGGATTTGTAATATTAATTTTAGTAATACGACCAGTTGCAGTATTAATAGTAGCTGTAGCTGTCGCACCAGTTCCGTCACCCTGTATAGCAACTGTGGCAACACCATAACCATACCCACCAGAGATTAATTTAATGGCATTAATAGTTCCAGCTGTAGTTAAAATTTCATTGTTGGCTTGAAGAGATGCAATATTACCTACATTTAAATCTACATTTAAACTGGCAGCAGTTCCATCTCCAGAAACAGCGATTGTTGCTGTGCTATATCCAATACCACTATTTTCAACAGTAACACCAGTAATCTGTCCACCATCTAAAATAGGATATAGTTTTGCTTCTGACTTAGACACATTTACAGCTGCGATTGCACCAGATCCACCACTACCACTAAATGAGACTGTAGGAACAGTTGAATATCCTGCACCAAATCTACGAACAACTGAGCCAGTAGCTGGAACTCCAGCATATGCTACAGTGGCAGTTCCATTAGTAGCTGACCCAGAAGTATGTGTAGGATTAGAACTACTAGTAGTACCAGCACCTGTAATAGTATACAAACGACCAGCAACAAAATATTGTTCACCAACCAATACAGCTGTACTCAATGGGAAAGCAGTTCCAAATGTAACTGTTGGATCGCTAGTATAATTATCTCCTGGATTTGTTACCGTAACATATAAAACAGAACCAGTGACAGCATTCATTTTAGCGGATGCTACTGCTGAAGAACCACCACCACCAGAAAATGTAATAGATGGTGCTGTGGTATATCCAGATCCGCCAGTAATTAGATTAATCTCTCTAACTGCACCAGTTAAACTTACTGAAGCAACACTTTGTCTCGAAGTATTAGAATATGTTAAACCAGTTGGAGTTCCTGCAGTAGTAACAATAGCCACATCGCTAGTAGTGGTTAAAGTAAACCCTGTAACAGAAGAACCAGAGCCAGTAATAGCAGAAACTTTGTATGTAGTTGGATTTGAATATCCAGTAATACTACCAGTGCCACCAAATGTTCCAGATATAGCAATTAGATTACCAACTGCTATTGTAGTTGCAGTGCAAGTAAATTGACCACCAGTGCCAGCTATAACAACACCAGAAATTGTTGGTGTAGTCATTGATGCACTACCTTTAGCTCTAGTGCCAGCAAATTTTAATGCAGCTGTCCCATTTTGAACTATACCTAGTCTATGCGTAGGTTCAGATGAAGATAAAGTTCCTGGAGATGTAATTTCATAAAAATCAAATACACTGTTATAAATTTTCTGTCCAAGAAATACTGTTGCTCCAGAAATAAATGCTGAAGCATCAGAAACTGGATCGCTAAAAGTTACTGTTGGAGCAGAAGTATAATTAGTGCCAGCTGTAGATACAGTCGCACCAGTTACAAAAATAGGATCCTCTACACGAGAACCATCACCTGAAACTGTAAGAGTTGCTGTTGTATATCCAGAACCTTTATTATTAATAATAACACTATCAACAGTGCCATTAGAATAAAATTGATTTGTTAGTGCAGAAACAACAGGAATCTGTTGGTCATTTAAAAATTTACTTCTTAAATTAATAGGAACATTATACATGTATTTCCAAATATATCCATCAGATGTTGATATTGGCGATACAGAAGTTCCAGTAGGTTTAACTGTTGAGGCAACATTTAAATTATTATCAAGACATTTATACACATTGAAGTCATCTGTCATAACATAAAAATTGGCATCTTCAAGATTATTTTCACCAGAGTATGCTAGGTTTAAAATTGCTTGTAGGTTTGCACCAACACCACCACCACCAGTTACGGTAACTGTAGGAGTAGAAGTATATCCTGTTCCTCTTGACACAAAATCAACATCAATAATTTGACCATCTAAAACTACTGGAGTGTAAGAAGCACCTGTGCCACCACCACCTGATATAGTAATAGTAGGTAAAGAAGTAAATCCAGAACCACCAGAAATAATATTAATACCTAAAATTTCATTACAGTATTCGTCATCATACATATCATAAACTGTACCAGAAGTCCAGTTTCTTCGTGGGATAACAAATGCTACATCAGATGGACCAATCTGCTTCATTGTAATAATTTCAGATCGAGCATTACGCTCGTATGCATAACTATCAATTGGATATGGAGGATTCAATTCATCTGTCCACGACAATGTCTTACCAAGATAGTAATAATAGTTTGAACTTCTTGTTACTACATCTCTGTAGACACCCTCTGCCAATGATTTATGCAGAATGGTTTTAATTAAAGATGACGATGTTGCCATGTAGAACCCTAAACTAAAAAGTTAAATTAACTTACAGTTACAACCCATGTTACAGCAATTGTATCACCAGCAGCTTTATTTACTACTGGGAAAGTTGTACGGCAAAGCATAGTTCCTGAAGATGATGCATTTAAAACTGCAGCTTCAGTAATAGCACCTGTACCAGTACCTGCTGGGAAGGTAGCAGTGTAAGTAATAGTGTTTGTTGACACAACAGATCCTGCTAGTGATACACGACCAGTTTCTGCACCAAGAGCAGTATCTGATGCACCTGGAGTACCTGTGCCAGTACCAATTGCCATATGAGTCATGGAAACTGGAGAGTTAGTTGTTGCAACTATTTTAGATGCGATATAGTTTTTACCAGCAGTGACAACTAGATTAGGAACTTCAAATTCCTTAATAGTTTCACCACTAGCGTTTGTTTGTACGATGCGAACTTTACCAGTCGCCTTTAATTGTTCTGTGATTTGATGGTTCATAAAATCTCCTTTATTTTATAGCGTGTTAAATGTAGACTCTCTTGAGCCTACTGAGTATTCATCTT